AGGTTTTAGTCAAATCACAAGCGAAGCAGACAAAAAAAACAAAAAAAACAAAAACAAAATCAAGCAGACCTAAAAAACCTAAACAACCTTCTATGTTAGAATTATTATTATTACAACAACAACAAAGACCACAAGCAACTGGATTAATGCCTCAAATGCCTCAAATGCCTATAAATCCAGCGATGATTGGAAATATACGAGATAGAGTATCAAATTTACAAAAATCATCTGGTTCTGTTGTTAGTGAATGGGTAAAATTAAAAGCGTTGTTAAATGATGCTAAAACAGCATATTCAAATGGAACACTTGACGAAAATGATATTGAAGAATTATATAAACAAGCAAAAAAACTAGGTAAAAGTGGTTTTAGAACATATCAAGATTTATTAGCAACATATACAACAGCGAAAGGTGCTTATGATTTTTTTGTAAAATATTTAAATAGAAATACACCAGAAGGCGAAAGAAATTTTCAACCTCCAAGTCCTCCACCTCAACCAGATAATCAAGCACCAGATAATCAAGCACCGCCACCACCACAAGCACCAGATAATCAACCACCAGATAATCAACCACCAAGTCCTTCACCACAAGCACCACCAAATATTCCACAATCTAATACAAATTACTTTTATGATAAAGCAAGTCAAGCATTAAATGCTATAAATCCTCTTGGTGGTATAACTGGTGTTGAAGGAGGATTATTAGTTGGAGCATTAGGAACTGCTTATCAAATGAGAAATTTAATGAATAGAAATACATTAAATAGAGATATACAAGTAAATCAAGAAAGAGGCGGTAGATTAGCAAATCAAATACAACAAACAGCAGTTCAAGGATTAGGAAACGCATTAGCGGAAGCAATACCTCGTGCTGGTGTAAATTCATTACAAAATTTACAACAACAAATAAATAGTGATATAAGTGAAATGGACGGAATACTTGAAGGTTTAGACCAAGCACAAACAGATTTAACTAGACAGCATAATATAGCACGAAGCGAAGCACAAAGACAATTAAGAGAACAACAAAGAAGACCAAGTTTGAGAGAAACTAATAGAGAACAAGTAGCACGACAAAATTTAGGTGAAATAGAAAGACAGACAGATATAGGAAGGCAAAGTTCATTCGAACAAGCAGTAGAAAGGGTTGAGCGTGAGGGTGTTTTTGAGAAAATGAGAAGAAAAAAAACACCAGAAGAAAAAGCAGAAATAGCAAGAAAAGCAAGAGAAACAAGAAAAGCAAAAGAAGAAGAACTAGAAATGGAAAAAAGAAGACTTGGATTAGAAGCAGAATATCCATCTATGGAAGGATTAGATAGAATAGATAGTAATTTTCCAGCAGATATGTTTGAAGAGAGATTACTAGAATTACAACAAGATGACTAAAATATAATATAATGTAATTATAATATGACTTCATTTCAAGAAAAAAGGGCAAATTATATTCCTAGAAATCCAGTTGAAATAGTATTATCTAGCAAAAATGGATTACAAATAGGAGATTTAGATGGTAAGAAAATATATGAATTAGAAAGCGAAATAATAGCAAGAAAGGACGAGAGAATGTTATTACATTTAAAAAAAGCATTTATTCCTTTTTCATTTTATACAATCTCTTCATCACAAAATAATAATAAATTAGATGTAAAAGAAACAAATTCATTAGGTTCAACTAATACATACGCAGTAAGTATCGAAGATGGAAATTATAGTATATCAAAATTATTAACAGAAATAAAAACACAGATGGAAGCAAATAGCACATTTAGTTATATATATACAATTAGTTATGATGAGAATACAAGTAAAGTATCATTTTTAATTGCTAGTGGAACTAATATATCAAAAACGGAACTATTATTTTCAACTGGAACAAATAAAAGTGATAGTTTATTAAGAGTATTAGGGTTTAGTGAAGCAGATAAAGAATTTACAAACTCAACAGCATTAAAGAGTGATTTTGTAGTAGATATGGCAGATGGACTAGATAGTTTAAGGTGTTTATCAAATTTAGTAGGTGATAATATTGTAAGCACAAAACAAGGACAGAATGGTGGTGAATTATTAACTTTACCAGTAAATCTCTCGCCTTATTCAATTCTATACTTCGATGAAGGAAATAATCCTTTTAAACATAAAATCGCATTCAGTTCAATCAAATCAATAGAAATTACATTTAGCGATGGACGAGGTAATGTTGTTGATTTTAATAATATACCATATACATTAATATTAATTTGCGAATTTCAATTTGACCCTAACTCTGCTATAACAGCAGTAAATAAAAGTTTAAATCAAGCACCACCGAGAGATATAATACAAGATGAAGAAATGAGAAAACAGATGTTAAAAATGCTTATGAATAAAAATAATAAAATGTAATATTAGTATATATGAAAATTATTGAAAAAAAAAATAATATAGAAATACAAGGTGCTAAATTTAGCACGGCATCAAGACCACCAAATCTCTCCAAGTTTCTAAATTATCTCAATCTAACATTAATAATAGGATTACCGGCATCTGGTAAATCCAGTTTAATAAAGACATTATTAAATGGAACACCACAAGACAATTTATATAATAATGTATTTAATTCAGTATATTATATCTCTCCATCAGCAACTATGGAATTGAACTTACCAGAAGAAAAAATAATAAGTTTAAGTGAAGATGAACCATTAGAAGATATATTAACTCAAATAATAGATGTAGAAAAAGAAGAAAACGAACAAGATGAAGACGACCCACATAGGGTATTAATAATATTGGACGATGCGATTAATTATATTAACACCAATAAACGAGCGATGAATGTATTTAAAAAATTAGTTATGAATGGCAGACATATTTTAGGTAAGCATTCTTCGGTTGCTACTTGGATTGTATCACAAAAGGTAAAAAGTGTTCCTTTACAAATTCGTAGTCAAGCAAATCAAGTATTCTTTTTTGACAGCACAAAAGCAGAGAAACAAGTAATAGTAGATGAATTTACACCACTAGATAAAAAGGAAGGAGAAGAATTAATGGAATTTGTATATGATAAACCACATAATTTTTTATTCATCAATTTATTCATACCAAAAAATAAACGATTATTTAAAAATTTTAATCAACTAATATTGGAAGATTACAATTAGTAAAAAAAAATTGAAATTATTGAAATCCAAAAATAATAAAATATAAGATGAACGACGAAGAGAAAAGACAAAAAAAGAGAGAAAGTGATAAAAAATATTATCAAAAAAATAAAGACAAATGTAATGAAAAAAGTAAAAAATGGTGTGAAGAAAATAAAGAAAAACAACAAGAATACCAAAAACAATATTATCAAGAAAATAAAGAAAAAAAGGAAAAATATAGACAAGAAAATAAAGAAAAAAAGAAAGAATATGATAAAAAATGGTATGAAGAAAATAAAGAAAAAAATTTAGAAAAACATAAAAAATGGTATGAAGAAAATAAAGAAATAGCAAAAAAACACTCAATAAAAAGTTATGAAAAAAATAAAGTAGTAATTAGTGCGAAAGGAAAAAATGATATAATAACTTGTGAATGTGGTAGAACATTAAGAAGAGATGGATTAGAAAGACATTTAAAAACAACCATACACGATAAATTAATTAGTAATAAACAAATATAAATATTAAAAATGTATAAAATATATAAATGGAAGATTATTCTATAACTGATTGTGATATATGCTTTAAAAAATTTAGATGCTATGGATTGCTTGGAGGAAGTGCTGTATGTAATAAATGCCACACAGCATTTCAGTTTGGATATGAAAAAGAAAGAACAAACTGGGAAAAATGGACTGGGAAGTCATTTTTAGAAATGTGGAGAGAACACGAAGAGAGTGATAGATTAACAATTCACCATTAATTAAACAAAAAATTGAAAAAATTTTTATTCACTACTCTAAAATCACTCCAAGATGCCTTACACAAACTCATTTATCGAAGCAACTAAAAGAGATGTATTCAACCAGTTTGAAGATGAATTAAAAGATGAATTTATTAATTATCAACTTAATGATGATGATTGGACGGTTGAAAGGTATAATGATTTTAGAGAGGAATTTAGAATTGAAAAAACTAATACACACGAATATTCATATCAAGATTATTTGGAATACGGAGAACTAATGCCACATTATCATTCCATAATTCAATATATTAATGAAAGTTATA